TTTGGCTTGTGAACCGATTGAATCATCCATGGCAGCCATTTTTTTTTGTGAGCTATAAAAATCTTTTGAGGTGCTACTTTTAAATAAATCTTGAAACTCTTTCAGCGTTTCTTGTGTCATTTCTTTAACGAGTTGCCGAATAGCAAATGAGTATTTTTGTTGTAAAGCTGCGTTATAATTTAAGCGCAAACCGCGCAAGGTAACTTCACGTTTACCCAGCCATTTTCTTTTTTTTTTGATAACGGAACGCTATTCTCTTTCATCGATAAACTCCAATAGTTCCTCATGCGCTTGTATAAAACCGTCCAGTGAATCACAAACGCGACCGGCGGCATTGCGTCTTTCTTTTTCAGCATCTTTTAATTTTGCTTGGACAAATTCAATAATTTCCTCTTTCATTGTCACTCCTCCGTTACATCGATTAGTTCAGATTCGGGATCGCTTTCCATATCTTCTTGCAATCCGTTATAGCCGGAGGTCGGATCATTAATTACTCTTTGTCTTTCTTCTGCGCTATCAATCGCGCCAGACATAATCAGAACTTGACCAGAATCCGCCTTAGCCTTATTTATAATCGCTTGATCTTGAGCGGTTAAAGCATTGACGGGTGAAAAAGAAACAACAACATTAAAAGGCGCAATATTATACTTGGGTGCTATTTCTGATTTAATCAAAAGCTCATGATGCCGATCTAGCAAAGCAGATAAATCATGCTTTTGAATTGATTCCAGTTCTTCGTGATATGAAGCTTCTTCATATGTGCCCGTTGAATTAAAGCCTTTTAAGATCGTGCCTACAAGCTTGACGGCTGGAATGTTTACAGTCGCTGCAACTAGCTGAAATTGAGTCATAATCACCGCATCTAAATCAGCAAGTGAAGTATCAAACTGAGCCATTTTTTCATCTAATCCTAAAACCTTTATTCCGTAATTATCGCGATTATAAACCCATTGCTTGATTCGCTCTTCGAAAGCAGAATATTGAACAGTCGCCATGGCAACATCCGCATTTATCACGTCTGTTCTTTTTGTCATTGCAAGCATTGGAGCCTCATTCGCTACTTTTTCAGCAGCATATACTCTTTCTGCAATAAGCTGAGGTATAGATATTCCACCAAAAATATAGCTTGGTTTTAAAACATCAGGCAATTCTTGATTTCTGAAAATTACTAAATGCGTGCGGTGAATTGGTTGGCCATTAATTACCCACCAAGTTGGCTCATAAAAATTTATAGAGCCGGGATTTCCGCTTGCTTCTGCATCAAGTTGAGGCGTTATCCAGTACGGGTCAATTTGTGAAATACCCTTGTAACTTCCTTCAGTAACCCCATCGATATTAAAAGGATTTTTGTAATAATCAGGGTCGTTTGATTCAACTACAAACTTGGCGATTCTAATTCCAAACACTCGCCCCATGTTTACAAACTCAATTAAATTTTTATTAATTTGATATTTTATATCTTGTTTTCTAATATCATCCAAAACTTCGGGCGTCACATTCGAGCCGTCATTAACCGTTATGTCATAACCATTTCTAGTAGCGTCTTTTGCGGGGGTTAAACAGGATTTACCAATAAGCCATTGTTGAGCTAAAATAGCGCATAGCTGATAGCCAATAAAACTTTGACCTGCGTACCAAAGCATTTGCGAATTCGGGATTATTCCAAATTGAGGATTTTTTACATTAAGACTATTATCAGTTGCAAAAGTTGCTTTTCCTTTTGCTGAGTCCATAGCGATTGATGCATGAACGGAATCTTTAAAGGTTTTTTGCCATAATTCCTCTATTTTTTGCTCACTATTAAAATTATCTTCAGTTGAAAAATATTGTTTTGGGCGCTCGGGTTTTTTCTCAATCGTTTTTACTTCATCAGTTTTAGACTTTTGTTGTCTAAACTTGTCTAATATTTTTTTTATCATGACCAGAACCCCGCATTGACTTTTTTAGGTGGTGCGAAAGCTATCATAACCGAATCGGCTAAATTAGGCGATCTTGAACCCGCCGGCATTTTATCAACGACCAATTTTCCCGTGTTGTTTTGAGAATAAGTGGGTTGTGATAGTTCCACAAGTAATTTTTGATAATTGGGAATGGTATCAGGAATTGATATTATATCTTCCGGGTTAAAAGGTAAATTTTCGACAACAGCGCGAAAAGTCATCTGAAAACGAACGCGAAGCGCCCACCATGCCTGAGCTTTTGCATTATAAAAAAAGTCTTTGTTTGTGCGCCCTTTTTCTTTGTCTTTTATTTCGCCCGTTGATAAAAACGGATTGCCTTCCTCATTAACAACCGCCCCCGAACCGCGAAACGGATTAAAAGAGACTTTCCTTCTTCCAGCATCTTCCCGCCTATCGTTAATAATCCTTGCGTCACCACGTACGCCAGCACCAAGACCATCGGCATCATAATCAACAATCCTAAAATTATTAATTTCGCAGTAACTAAATACCTTTTCAACCGTTTCAAAAATATCTCCACCTTTTCCACTCCACGCTTCTACATGCTCGATCAAGATACCATATCGAGCGCACAAAGCATTTTTATCAGCGCCCTCATCTGCTATATCCACGCCTAATTTTCTCGTTCCGGACGGGTCAATTCCAAGTTTTATATGCGAATTAACAGCGGATTGAACCCACGTTGAAGGGATTAATATTCCTTCAACAGAAGCAGAATAATCTAAATCAATTTCTTGAGCTATAACTACCGGATCGTCAATGTCATTACAAGTTTTTAAATACCAAGCGTCATCTTTTCGGGGATCATCTCGCCAGTGAAACGTGAAAACATTTACTTTTCCTCCAAAGCGTTTTCGAGCAAAAGAATTATTCATGCCTCGCGGTGTTGAAACGTCAATTCTGCAGTTTGTTGTTTGAGATAGTGACGCATCTATAAGCTCTGAGCGCGGAATCCACGCACTTTCATCAACAAAATAAATTCCTGTTCTAGCACCACGTCCGATGCCGTCTCCCGATTCTCCAGTGATAACAGATTGAGTCTGTGGAAACTCAATTCGCATATAGGGGCTATGTTTTCTTTCAACCCAGTTACCCTTAAACTCAAACGGTAAATGGGAAATAAATTGTCTTCCTTTCCACAACAAAGATTTTGGATCGCCTTTTTTGTCGACATATTCCTCTTTTCTAGATCCAAAACCGATAATCATTCCGTCAAAAAATAAGCAAACAGTTGCAGCAAAACAGATGGTTAACCACGATAACCCTAGTTCTCTGGATTTATCCGTCAATCCGGGTTCGCGTCTCTGCCAGCGCTCCATCATCCAGTGTATCCATTCCTCTTGTCGCGGAAATAATAAAAAAGGCGTTAGCGCAGGCAATCCACGCTCGACATTCCTTGGNTCGCTTGTGACACCCCAGTCAATAATAAACTGAGCTGGGTCACGTTTATAAAATTCACATAAGGGTTTTATTAATGATGGGTTTTTTCGCAAACGATTAAGGCGTTCAATACGCCACTCGAATACTTCTACATAGTCAGGGTTTTTAAAATCAAACTCAAAGGGAATTGGCATAAAACTTATTAACAATTTTAGTGGATAAACTTGTGGGTATCATCGCATTATTTAATAAAAACAAGCAAATAATGACTTGATAACTTTTTTTCCATTATTTTTAATAAAACGCTTGATTTATATCAAATGGTTTGATATACTTATACCAACTTAAACACAAAAGGACAATGACAATGAACAATTTTGAAAAACGATTATCAATGTACGCAGCAAAACAAACAGGTGAAATGCCTATAATATGTGAATTTGATTTCGACACTAAAAAATGGCTGGTAGGCTTTAAATCAAAATTGGCATGTTATACATATTACATCGAAACTTATAAATGTGACCCTACCTTATCAGTAGGCTTCAGCGAAAATCTAAATTGTTTTTTCGTTAAAACCTAAAAAATATATATCAACTTAAACGTAAACGGAAAATAAAATGAATACAGAAAGAGATGAAGATTTGGCAATGCAAAAAATTGCTTTAAGCGAAACAGCAAAAGCATTGGGATTTAATAAAAAGAAAAAGAAAAAAACTAAGGTCGAGTACGATTCATTTTATAATTCAAACAAAGATTATACGGACAAAGAATTTGATTTATATTTTTAATATCACTTGATTTATATCAAGTCATTTGATATACTTGTTTCAACTTAACAACAAACGGAAAATGAAAATGAAAATATCAGACGCCTGCCAAATTTTAGGATTAACAGGGGAAATCACTCCTGAACTAACAAAAACAGCCTACCGTAAAGCGTGCTCTTTATATCATCCAGATCGAAACCCTGCCGGCTTAGAGATGATGAAAGCCGTGAATCAAGCTTATGAAACATTAAAGGATTATACGGGATCTGAATCAACTAACATTGAATACGGAAACGACCTCTTTGACGCTCTAACCGCCATTATAAATTTAAATATTGAAATCGAAGTTTGCGGAGCTTGGGTATGGGTATCGGGTGACACACGGCCACATAAAGATATTCTGAAAGAAGCCGGCTACAAATGGGCAAGTAAAAAATTGATGTGGTATTACCGGCCAGAAGATTATAAATCCTATAACCGACAATCAAAAGATATTAACGATATTCGACTAAAATACGGAAGTGAAAAAGTAGCCATTAAAAAATCTAAAATGATCGCATAAAGGAAATAAAATGAAACAATATAGCAAAATAACCTACATAACCAGAAAAGAAGCTCTAGTGAAACAGGGCTTCGATTACAAAACAGCCCTGAAATTGGCTTGGGAATTAACCGAACAAGCGCATAAAAACCAAATAAATAAAAAAGAAGAATATATTTTTAATCGTCTTGAAGCTCGTAATAATCAGCACTAACATATTTTATAACGTCACCGAAATTCTTAATCAAGACTTTGTAAAATAGCTTTTTAACCAGTAAAGTTTTCCCACCGCTTAATAATAACATCACCATATTTTTCATCTAACTCCATCATGTAACATTTTCTGCTCAACTTATAAATCATTTTCTGTAATTTTGATTTTATAATTAAATCAAACCCCAATATATTGAAAAGAAGCTGTTAATCTAGAGGCACTACCAGATTTTTGGAATGATTGCTTACTTTGTACTGGCGCATGTCCGGGTGATCTTGTCATAACCCAGTTTTTAGATTTGCAACGGCTTGCGATCATTGCAGGGTGTGAAGTCGTACTGATATACGTTTTTCCACGTTCTTTATAATATGCACCAGCAAAGTCAGAAATGGCGCTACCAAGTCCGATCCCTTGATAATCTGGCAATATAACCGTTCTATGCCCCTTATAGCAGTTCTTTTTATGTGGGTGTGGGAAAGGTAGAACCGCAGTGAAAGCAACAGGTTCATCATTTATTAATCCAATAAAACAAGTCGATGCTTTATTCACGTCTGCGCTTAAATAATGATTATCTTTAAACAACTGCCACGCTTTATAATGACATTGGAATATCTCGAACTTAATTTCTGGCCGCCTAAGACACCCCCATTTAAATTCATTTGTGGAAATATCTAATACCCAATCTGGCTGCAACCATTCTTCGATATCATAATGACACGTTACAGCAACGAACTTTTTTGTTTGTTTACGTAGGAATTTTGATATTGCAACGCTTGAAACTTTCGCAACGGCACGATCAACAACAGAAGTAAATTCATCGAATACGATTAATTCCTTATCATCAAGTAAACATCTAGCTACTTCGGCTCTGAATTTTTGACCATTACTCAAAACAGCATAAGGAAGTAACCAATGAGGAGGTGAACTAAAACCAACATGCGATAATGAATCTGTGATATTTTTAATCGATACCGAAGCATCAAAATCATCAAGTAAATTGCTTTTTGACCATTCATAACCTTTATGGTAAAACTCCTCCCCAAATATTTTTTTCGCCATGGTTGTTTTACCAGTACCCGAAGCACCGACAATCAACCCGATCTGCCAATCTTTATTCTCGATTGGCACATTGATATCCCATTCTTTTTTTAATTTCTCATTGACGGGTACATCAAATAATCCAGCTACTTTTTCACTTCTAAAAGTTGGCTTATATTCAATTTCTACTACATGCTTAAAATTCGGCATTTTAATCCTTCTTCTTGAAAGCGATTAAATAAAGATTCTTGCTCGTCTTCGTTACTGCACTCAATG